TCGGAGAGTTTCATTATTCTTCACGCATAATTTTATTAATAATATCTTCAGCCTTACAATAATCTCCACACGTTCTACCTACTGTACCTTGACGATCTACACTCTCATTCATAGGATACATAAAAGCACCTTGAGTAGATGGGTTAGATACAAAGTCAAATGCTATTAATTCAAAATCATTTTGTACTTCTTGAGCTTCTTCACCATCAGCAGATTCTTTTACAGTTTCTACTGAACCAACTCCTCTTGAAGAAATTCCAAGTTTAATACCATTTCTAAATAATTCTCTTAAAATATTTCCACTTGGTGTAGTTAACACTTCGACAGTTCCTACTAAGTCATCACTTTTCCAATGCATATCAGTAATATTATGAGATACATTAGCCAAATTGACTACGGAACTTTCTGGATGGTCGAGTTCACCCATAGCTCTCTTTTCTTTAACAAAATTTTTATTGTATGAATTTGCTTCACGCATTAAAATTTCTTTTGGATATACTCTACCATTTTGATTTTTAGCTTCCGCTCGTTGTAAAACACCACGAACAATTAATTTACCATTATTTTCTTTAACGGATTCAGAAATTTGTTCTGGTGATATTTCAAATGGTAAATAGTCTACTAATAATTGTTTCATTTCATCTTCCTTACAATTCTTACTACATCTCGCATAAATTTAGTTACATTTTTCATATAAGACTTCTCCAATTCTGCCATAAGTTTATGGTTTACAGTATCTGCTTGCATCCTATCTTTCATATCATACATATGCTTTCGCATTTTACTTTCTGCGGTAAGCAATTTCCGTAAAATTAAATCGGCCTTCCGTGCATCTCCAGCACTTTCAGTTTTAAACGGCTTCATATCCTTATCAGTATATACTTTTCCAAAAATTACATCACCCAACTTCACGATTTTTCCTTTATAATATCTGTTCTCAACTTCTCGAGTTTTTTAATCCATTTATCTACAAACTGTAGTAACTCTATCTTAGAAGTTTCATTTCTTAATTTCATAAAAGCAAATTTACTTGCTTTTTCTCCGGCTCGAGCTAGCTTTTTAACATATATCAAACTAGCCTTACTATTCCAAGGCTCTTTCATAGGATTAATTAATAAAGTTTACCAACTTTATGAGCTATTTTAACTAATCGTTCACTAATTTTTCTCATTGCGGAATGAGTTCGTTTCCAATAGGATGTAGAATCAACTCCCATCTCATTCTTCAATCTAACATTCATTTTTATAAGTTTATCTATTTCATCCAGCGCATGTTTAACTTCTCTCATTGAAAGACCAATTTTTTGCTTAGCAGATAAAGAATCATCATTTCTCCAATCATGATACTTACCTTCTTTCAAAGCTGCCTTAACATTTTCTCGTTTGATACCTATAATTTTATCTTGTAAAGCATCAACTCTAGCCTGCGCTGCTTTCTGTCTCTTTAAAGCATTCTTTGCTTTATCTACAAATTTACCAGAATGTTTTTTTACATCATCTCTATGTTTTTTAACTTTATCCATTTCAGCTTTCATTCTTGCTCTTAACGCAGAAATATCAGCTGCCTCTTTTATTTTTTTCTTCCTAATCTTTTTTCCACTAAATGCATTTGGTGTCATATAACCTGGAGTGGCAGAAGAAACACTTGCTTCTTCAAGCTCTTGTTGAATTAATTCTCTAACTAATTTCTTAAAAGCATCTATTTTCATTTTATTTCTTTCAGTTCATTAACTAAATCGTAATACCGTAAAACTGAAGTTAATGTTATTTCATCAACATGCTTTTTCTGTTTTATTTCTTCAATCTTATTAATAGCCCCTTTAAGTTTAATACTTGTAACTTCATCTTTAATCTTAGGACGATGTCTTTCTAATACAGTTTTAATTAAATCTAACTGTTTAGCAACAAATTCTTTTAATTCTGAATTATTAGAAACATTATAAATATACTTTTTAAGAATACCCTTTTGCTCTGTTGTTAAAGTAGAATATTTAGTATTAAATTTATCTACTAATCTCTTATATGTAAGTAATCTAACATCAGCATCACTTTCTTTAAATTCTTTGAAAACTTCCCCATCAACTTCTTCTTCTTTAACTTTCTTATAAGATATATTTTCTAAAATAGTATACTTACTATTTACTTTGGTTACTGGATTTAATTCTTTACCAGTACCCGCATCTGCAAATAAATTATATACTGAAGCATAAAATCTATAATTTGGTAATCGTGTTTTAAAAAATGCAGTTGTATCAAATACTGTTTTAATTTCTTTTACAAGATTATAAGTTTCTTTTCTCAATTTAGCATTAGATAATTTTTTCCTAGCATCTATTACTATTTCTAACAAATCTTCAGCTTTTTTAGAATTATTAGTCTTTTTATTTTGTAAAATGTTATATAATTCCAATTCTTTGGATATTTCTGTATCTTTTCCAAAAAATTCCCTTAAAATGTCAACTGCGACCCCGTCTTTTTTATCTTTTAATACATCACTTGTTAGCTGTCGAGCTAAAAGTTCATATAAAATACCAATATTCTTAAATTTCGAGTGTTTTACTCTAGCCATGCTATGCTCCACTATTTTACTGTTATTACCTAACTATAAATATATTCATAGTTAAAAATACATTATATTTAATCTTTTGTTGAATCTACTTCTTTATCGTATTCTTTCTTTAAATCTTCAGATTCACTTATCAACTGTACACCCTTTATGCCCATTTTTTTAAGGTCACCTTTCATAGAATCATAATGTGCTAGTGCCATATTACCAATTCCTTTACTAGCGCGTTTTTTATCATTACTACCTAATGGATCTCTACCTCTTGCACTACCATCTTTACTATATTTAGGAATCTCTTTTGGTTTTCCTGCTCCATCCCAACCACCTGGAGGTGATCCTCCTTCATCATCTAATTCATGTCCAGTTCTACCCATAGCTAAATCTGCTGGTGTACCTTGTGATTGCCCTGTTTTATCTGGATCATTTCCCTCATTTTCAATTTGAGATCTACGAAATTTTTGTTTATAATCAAATACAATCTGATCATCTTGTTTTTTAATTTGTTTATCTGTAAAATTAAAAATATTTCTATAAATCCAATCTGTAGAAACTAAACCATCTTGTATCATAGAAGATGCTAATTGTGTTTTACTATTCCACAATTCAACTTTCTCGGTTTCATATATTGTAGATGGATTTGTTAATTCTAATTCAAAGTTAACCAATTCTGAATCTTGGAATCCTTGTGAATATAAATGAACAATAGCTATCTTAGTTAACTCCGATACTGTAATTCTTTGTAATCTTTCTATTGTTCTAGCAAATCTCACATCTTCTGCAGCAAGAGTTGCTTTTGCTCCTAAGCCTTCTTCATATCCAAGAAATGCTTTTGGAACACGAAGTGCTGCCATCATTTTATTTCTTAAATATTCTATATCCTCTACTGCTTCATAAGTTAGCCCTGGCATTGATTCTATTGATGTTCCACTATCTCCACCACGAACTGGCATAAAATAATCTTCTGCTATATTTTGCATATTATATCTAAGATTATATTCGCCTGTTGCTTTATCTATAACAGGAGATTTTTTCATCTTATCTACAATTTTATTCATATAATTATCAACTTCATTTGGTGGTATATTTCCAATATCAATCTTAAACACTCTCTTTTCAGGTGCTCTCATAATTCTATGAATCAACATAGCATCTTCCATAAGAGATAATTGTTTCCAAATCTTACGACCACCTTCAATCATAGATTTACCATAAGGTAAAAAATTAGTATCAGATAACATTCTGAAATGTGCTATCTCAAAATTTTCATATTCATTTTTAACTGCACTAACTGAATGACGTGGATCTCCACTTTCTTGTACAAATTTAACATATTCTGGATTTTCTGGATCTGTATTCTCCATTCTTGAAATATCGTATGGTGAAAGTGGTTCAACATTTGTAATACCATACTTTTCTGCAATTTCTAATCTTAAAAAGAAATCACCATACTTACACATATTACGGACCCAAGGCCATAGATTGAATTCTATATTTAGAATATCATAGAATAAATTATTTAATATTGATTTAATATTATCGTTATCAGATCTTACTGTTAAAACTTCTCCATATTCAGATTTCATTGTAGATTCATCTGCATAGATATCTAATGCAGAACCTATAATTGGATCTAAATCCATAGCTTCATAATCTTTAAACAATCCTAATCGCATTGTTTTAATTAAACCTGTATCGCTATAACCACTTAATCCAATTCCCTTATGTAGTTTAGTATATCTATCAATTAAATTAGATTTAGCTGTAGATTGTATTTCATCGGTATCAACTACTTTTAATCGTCGTCCACCGATATTTCTAACAATGACATTTGTTGAAAATAATCGTTGTAATCTACTAAATAATGATGTATCAGCCATATTTTACCTCTTAATTATAAAAGCCAATCAAGACTTTCTTTCTTTCCTTTCAATTCCCACTCCCAGCTTTCTTGCTCAGGAGTTTTATTAGTATAAATACCATTAGCAGAATTTACTGAATTTATACTATTTAAAGATTTTTTCTGTAATTCTATTCCCTCTGCTCTTAATCTTAGTGCAGTTTCTCGTATCCAAAGCGCAATTCCATATGAAATTACTAAATCATCGTTATATCCTGACATAGCTTCTGCGCGTTGTCCATTATATATAAATACGAATAATTCATCAATTAATCTCCTGGAATTAACTTTTACTAGCTTCTCTCTAAAAAATTCTTCTAATTTAGCAACAACTAACGGTCTTGTTTTCATTGACATCGTAAATCCAGGAATTAATTGTTTTTCTTGTCTATAAAGTTTATTTGATACTTGTCTTTGTGTATCTACATATTTTAAATCTTTTGACATATAAAATAAATTATTATACTCTCTATCAATTATTTGTTGAATTGCTGCCCAACCAATATTGTTATTCTCCACAACAAGTAGTGCTTCATTATACTCTTGAGATATGTTTACTAACATATTACCAAAATCTCTTGTAGATATAACTCCTTTATATTCTGCTACTTGATCTAAAGTCTCCATTTCAAGAATATGAAAAGCAGAATAATCTGTAGAATCTCCTCTTGCTACGTCTGCACATACTATATAATCTTTTGAATAATTTGGTGGCTCCCATATCCACAAATTACTATCTACTCCTCTCTTTTCTATTGGTTCACAAACATTTGTATTTAATTGTTCTTCCAATAATAAACCATCAATAACTGATTGTCCAGAAGTAATAAAATCACAATCACATTCTTGTGCCGCTAATGAAGGACCTAATAAAGAATCTTGTTCATCTCTCCACTCTTGTCCTCTATCTGGATGTAATGTCCAATGAAGTTTAATAAAATTAAAATCATTTAATCCATCTTCAGCATCCATCCAAGTTCTATGAAACCAATTACCAACACCATTTGGTGTAGATAATGCCAAACATTGTCCACCAGTTGATAATGTCTGTGATGCAGCTGCCCATATCGTATCAATCTTATCAATAAATGCTGCCTCATCAAGTATTAATAAAGATAATGCTTCTGAACGACCACTATCCTCACCACTTGATACAGCTTTTATTTGAGAACCATTCTTGTATCTCAAACTTAATTTGTTATCTTCAACACATTTTGCTTTTAACCAAGTTGGTAAATTTGCATGCATTACACGAACTTTTGTTACTAAGTTTTTTGCTACTTCTTGTTTCGTAGCAATAACCAAGATATTTTTATCTTGGTGAAATGTCATCATCCATAAAGAATATCCAGCAGTAATTGTAGATATACCTAATTGTCGAGCCTTTAATATTATATTAAATCTATGTTGTATAACTTCCTCTATAGTTTTTTCTTGAAAGTCATAAAGATCAAAAGGTATTTTTCCTTTCATTGGATGTTGAATAACACAATACTTTTTCATAAAATATATAGGATCTCCTGCACATTTTACATATTCTTTCTTTATTATTTCTTTATAAGATGGATTGCTTCTATGTATTTGATTATTCATTAAAATATATTTCCCACCTGATTAATAAGAGTAGTTACTGCATAAGATAGTACTGTACCATATCCAAAGTATAGCCACTTATTCTCATACCAACTTGGTTTAACTAACTTAGCTTTCTTTTCTGTAATAGCTAAATCTTCTTCTAATAAACTAATTTTCTGTTCTAACAAATCTATCTCTACTGTTTTTAAACTATCTTGTGTAGATAATGAATCCACTTGAAACTCAAGTTGTAAAAACTGATTCTCAAGGGTTTTCACCTCTTCATCAGTAAATGTAGTTTGAGATAACCCTATTGATAAAAATAATAGTATTAAAAACTTTCTCATTTTTTCTTTGCTCTAGCTTTCAAAGATGATTTAGCTTTTCTAGCTGAAGTAACTTTCTTTGGAGCTTTTTTCTTAGTAGCTTTCTTCTGTGCTTTTTTTACTTTTTCAATTTTTTTATCTACTTTTTTAACTTTCTTTTTGACAACTTTTTTCTTGGCATCAATCTTTTTAACTGCAGCTTTTTTCTTTGCTGTAGCCTTAGAACTTAATCCTAAAATACCTAAAATTAAACCAATTATTTTTGCTAAACTTTTCATTATGCTTCTCCATGCCTAATTAAACCTACGCTTGTTAATAATTCATCAAAGTCATATTCTGTATCGGTATTAAAAATTTTACATAATTCTGCTTCTATTTCATTATATACAGCTAATGCCTCTTTCAAATCTTTATGATTATCTGCATGATATATTCTAGCTATTTCTTTCAAATTAGTTATTAAATCTAATACTCTACTAAATATTTTTTTATTTACCTGTAATACTTCCATCTTCTTCACTCTCTACTTCCTCTAATAAACTATATAAATATTTTCTAGCATCGTCCGCTAATTTTTTTATATGTTCTTTATTAGAATTCCATTTTTCTTTTTGAAGTTCAACTTCTTCAAGTCCTACTGAATTATGGATTTCAGGCATTGATTCTTTCTCCCAAGAATCTAATCCTTGTAACATATCTTTAACATAAGATTTTTTATTTTCTCTTATCCTATTCTTTTCCCATTCTTCATAATTTCCAGCAGCTCTCATTTTAGTTTCAATTTTTATTTGACAATCAAAACAATGTCCATATAATCTCCACATCTTATCATCAAGTTTTATCTTCATTGTTTTTTTACATTCAGGACAGAACCAAGGCATTCTTGCTTCTTTCATTACATCAGTTAATGGTGATATTTTATCTCCTTGTTTTACTTCAGTATCACCCTCATATCCAACCAATACTCTTTTTTCAGGAGTCTCGTCTCGTAAAATAGATTTTAATACTTCATTTTGACGTTGTGTTTCTTTACTATATCCTGCCATAACTACTCCTAAAAAGTTAATAAACCTAATATTTGATTAATTGGTGCAAATGCTCCTGTAAACTTATACATTTTATTTTTATATTTAAACACTATACCTTCAGATGGAACTACTGCCTGTGAACCGCCTATAGCCTGAAACTTTTCTAATTGTCTTTTTAATGTATCTAATTTAGAAACATCTTTTGCAGCTCTTAATTGTTTAACTGCTACATCTACTTCTCTTTTCATTTTAGCTACTGTTTGTTTTGGGTTAGCAGCAAGAAATCCACTTACATTTTTTAAAATCTCTGCTCCCAATTCAAAAAACAATGTTTCAAATGGTTTAATATTGTCTTTTTGTAATCTTTTCATATCTTTTTTATCAGTTGATTTAGCCCAATCTAAAAACTTATCATGTTTAATAACTTTATTATTTAATCTAAAACTTTTATCTCCAAATGCCCATCTTCTTGTTAATGAATTTAAAACATTTCTTGGTATATTATAGTTCATCTGTTTAGATGCATTATGAATATATTCCATCCAATAAGTCTCGTGATACCTACCTAAAGTATCTTTATCCTTCAAGTTATAAATATTCTGTAATTTCTGTAACTTAGATAAAAAATATTTTTGTCTTTTAGCAAAGTCTTGACTTTTAGATACCTTTAAAAATTGTGGTTTAGATATTGTAAATTTCTTCTGAACGTGTTGATTAACCTGCCTAATCATACCTTCTAATATTCTAGCTAAAGAAGTATCTGTTTTTTTAGCCATCCCAGCTTCATTATACTCAGTAGCATTATGAAATACTAAATAAGCACCATCATAATTTACTACATTAGCAGAAGCTGGATACATAACTTCTAAATTCATCCATCTTTTACCTTCACCAAATACTTTATCCTTTTGCGCTGGTGATAATCCTTTAATTGCTTTCTGTAAATCTTTCATTGCGAAAACAAATGCATTTTTAATATTACCTCTACCTGCAAATTTAGATGCAACTCCATTAACATCTAATGCTCTCGCACCAAATCCTTTTAATTGACCTTTATTTCTTGCAGCTATTAACTTATCATTCTTCCAACTTACTAATAAATTCTGTCCATCTAACTTTTCTGTAACATTATCCTCTCTATCTAATTTTCCTGATAGCCCTAATTTTATAATTTGTTTAAAATCTCCAAATGTTAATCCACTATCATCAAATGGATGATTCATATGTCCTGCTGCTCCACCTTCTAATAATATACCCTCTTGTAAACTTTTTGCATATTTTATTGCTGCTTTATTTCCTTTAGTCTTTGCTACCCACCTAACTGCACTTTTACGACTAATTGTTTTCTTTCTTCCTCTTGGATTTGGATTCTTTACTGTATCTGGTGCAGATGTTTTTGGTTTCTTTTCAGTATCGGC